AGTGTTTTGTTTATTCTAACCCATCATTTGAATCAATGGTATTTGGAATAAATCACTTGTTTCTATTTCGTTGTGACTGATTCCGTTAATCCACAGCCCCATAGATTTCAGGTATTCGCTATCGGTTGTCCGTTGGCATCCGTCGCACTTGCGGTCAATTGCCCGGCGGTCGTATCGGCATAGGCGGGTTATGGTGTATTGCTGGCATCCGTAGGTCATGATTATTTGTTACCTCGGGTAAATCCATGCCGGGTCTGTAGAAAATTGAATCATTGCGATCTTTGATTTTCCACCGTCTATTTTTTCTTTTAGCTTCTCTGCTGCGTCACATAATTTGTTATAAGCCTCTACGGTTCCAACCTGCGTTTCCATTGAGCTTATTGCAAGCTCTAGTCCATAATCACATGGTCGCTTTATCTTGGCTGGAACATGTCGAATAGTTGATTGTTTTGTTTCAAGTTGATGTATTTCGGCCATCTCAAAATCCCTTCGCGTAATACTTTGCAAACTTGTCGCGGCACTTGCCGCACATTTCATCTACCAGCCGTGAAAAGTAGTCGCCACAACCACTGCACTCGCCAGCCGAACCAACCGGAATCTCAGCAGCTTTCCGCATGGCTTCTTTTACGTGGTCATCAATGACGGACTCGATAAAATAGGTGGCGCGATCTGCTTCATCGCCGTTATTTGGTTCGCGGTCAATTTCCACGCTTAGACCTCATTGGTGCCTTCGACACCACGTTTTTGACGAATTGCCGTCCGATGGTTAAGCCAATGCATAGCCTCTTCAAGCTTTGTAATAGCCAGTGCGTTTTCACGGCACGCATATGCTCCAGACTGAAAGCATTGCAGCCTGTGAATCACGATGGCTATCAAATCTTCTTGGTGGCATCCATTTACTCCGTGCTCTCCAATAGGACCGTTATGGAATCGCACCACTCCAAATTCTCCGACATGGGTATCTGCAACACCCGAAGTCATCGGCGCACGCGAAATACAGTATTCATGGAATGCTGCGCCAATACCCTGCTCATCCATTGCAAATACCTCTGTAAAACGACTGCTGCCAATTTCAATTTTTTCCATTTTGTTGCTCCTTTAGTTTTTGCCTGTATTCGGCCTTGATGGCTTTCAATTCTTCAATCGTCCATTTGCGCGGCGTGTTGTCTGCTTCCAATGCTTCCACCCGGGCGAGTCCAATCCTGGCAATCAGTCCTATGCGGTAATCAACGGCATTGCCTGACCCGTAGCGGTTATCCTGTTTGGACTGGGCATGGCAGTTGTCTTCATTGAAACGAAGGTGCGGCGCGCTCCCCCTTGACCGATAATGACCGGCATCCACGTTGTTTCCTGACCAGTCCAGCGGCCTGCCGGATGAAATGCAGTTATGCCCGGCCAGTTGATCCCTAGTCCTGATGAAAGCGTTAAACACGGCCTGGGCTTCTTTGATCCACTCGCCGCGAGTTTTCAGTTTCAGTTTCAGAATCTTACGGCTGACGACTTCGGCGACGCGCTCCGCCTTCTCCCGGCGATTCTTGGAGCGTTCGGCCATGATGATTCCGAGCTTTACCTCGCAATCGAATGAGCAGACGTTTTGCAGTGCTTTGCCGGGCTGAAAAAGTGATTTGCATATTCTGCAAGCACGCAGTTTCTTTGGCAGGCTCATTCGATTTCAACCGGCTGTTTTCTAAACACGACGTCATTCATGGCGCCCCATGCGAGTACGTACTCGACCAGGCTTGAGAACCTGCGCTTGCTCATCGCTGCAGTAGATTCACGGAGATTGACCACTTCGCCCTCTATTCCAATCACCATTTCAGCCGGCTGGCCGGTGGCGATGGCGTGGGCGGAAACCATGATGACCTTCCACTGAAGCATTGAACGCTTCTTGCCCATCCATTCGCACTGATTGGCGATGTCGGTAAGCAACGGGTGCAGCAAGGCGTTCTGTTCAAGCGTTCTACTAGCTTCGCCAATACGGACCACATGACCCTCTGGCGCAGATAGCACATGCCGGCAGATGGCCTTGCGGGCGGTTTCTCCGGTGATTACTAGCGGCCTCATGCTTGTGCGGCCATCGAATCAGCAATCTTCCGGGCCTTCCATTCTTCCCGGTAGGTTTCACACTCAGCACGCGCCAGTGCTTCGGCCTTCTCTTTCGGCAATCCGCCGCAGAAGTGCATGATCGCGGCGCGCTCTGAATATTTTTCTTCTAAACAAATGTCAAATTCTTCCATTTTTTTTACCTCCTATTTGCTTTGGTGCAGTCAAAGCAAACAATGGGTCCATTCCTAACTTTGAAATCCGTTGCCAAACATGATGATAATTAGCTCCATATATTTCGCACCATTCAGCAAGAGTTTTTGACTCACCAGAAATATCAACAATTAGATTATTTCTACGATTACGCTGTTGAGTTTTCCAATCAGCCCATCGGACGTTTGAAGGCTCGTAATTTCCGTTACTGTCAATTCTGTCAATCGTGTGGTTTCTGCTTGGAGCCATACCAACGTCTGCAATAAAGTTCTCGAATGAACACATCCATCTGTCACATACAGTTACGCCACGTCCTCCATATTCCTTAAACAAATAATATGTTTCTTTATAGCATCGAGACTTCATATGGCCCCAAGCGTAATATTCTTTTGTTTTGCTCAGACCATGCTTTCTACGACCATTACCTCTCGCATAGAACTTTGACCGTTCTTCGATGTTGATTTCGTCAGTCATGCTGCCATCCGTCCATAGCCGTTAATCTGATTCTCGCTGGTGAAATATTCATCCCATACCCGATAGCGTTCTTCGTGGTCGTCAATCGTTGCCGGCACTTCAACGCCAGCCTCCTTGATGAACGTCATGCCAGCGCGCAATTGGTCCGGTCCTGGCGCGAAGTCTTTACGTAGCAGAACTTTCAAATCTTCAATTTCTTCGGCGGTGAAATCGCCATTGGCAACCTTGTTTTTTGCCCAAATGTCGAATTGCTCTTTGAAGCGTTTTGTCACTTTGAAATCAGCCACGGTATCTCCCGTCTTTCCAATATTTTTTGTCGGCTTTCCGGTAATCCAGAATCCACAGCAGGCGCGAAATGAACTTGAGCATCAGAAGTCCACCATTGATTCTTCGACATAGCTCTGAAAGTCGAAACGCTTGGCGCGGTCTTCGTGGCCTTCCAGGTACTGATTGCTATCAAGGTCGAAGTACAGGCCGACAGAACCCTCCCACTCGCCATTACGCTGCTTGTCACAGCGAAGAATCGCGTCACAATCCAGTTCGGTTTGCTTGCCGTCCTCTTTCAGCTTGTTCCGCCATACGGAAAAACAGGAGTCCGCCAGATCAGTAATCGCCCCGGCGCCGCGCACGTCCATCTTTCCCGGCGCCTTCATTTCGTTCTCGCCCTTGCGTGAATGAGCAACGAGCGAAACGTGGCAATCGTGCAGATTCTTGAAATCGCACAGGCGTTCTACAAACGCTTTCTGGCCGTTGTAGTCGTCTTCTGCGATGCCGATCTTCAGCAGGCTATCAATGACGAAGTGATTGATTCCGTATCGCTTGCGGGCATAGGCGAACACTTCCAGGACGCGATCACCTCTGGCAGTCCCGATGTAGTCGAATACCCATAGGCGTTCATGCAGCCATTCGATAGCCTTGTCGATGTCTGTCCGGTTGTTGTGCTTGCTGCCAAGCAACTGGCGCACCATGCGGTACAGCATCAAGTCGCCCTTAAGCTCGAACGAGGCGATACATACCCGCTCACCGCGCTTCATGGCGTTTGCCATGACGTAGCTCAACAGCAGTGATTTCCCGTGACCATTCACGCCAGTCCAGATCGACAATTCAGACGGGCGCAAGCGAATCATGCTGTGCGTCTTCACCCAAGGAAGGGCCGTACCCAACTCGTCATCATTGGCCGGGAAGAAGCGGCGCATGACGCGATCCCTGAACATCGTCGGCGATTTCAGTTCTGCCGGGTCTTGCGTTGCCGAATTGGCAAAGGCTTGGTCAATCTCTGCCTTCGGTCGACCAAGCACCAGGCATTCATTGGCATCCTTCTCGGGCAGCGTGACAACCTTGCACCGTTCTACCCCGAGCCGCTCGATGACCAGATTGCGGCCAGCAATCCCGATTTCGTCATTGTCGAAACACAGGTAAATCGTTGAGAAGCGTTCCAGGTGGTTGTACTCGTTGTCGATCCACGCGAGATTCTTTGCACCGGAGAAAACAGACAGCGCCGGATAGCCGTATTGGTGGAGAGAAACCGCATCAATCTCGCCCTCGCAGATTGTCACCTCGCGGGCGTTGTCGCTGATTGCCTGCCAGCCGAAAAGCATCTGTTCGCACCCGGACTCAACGCGCATATCCTTTTTATCGGCGATGTTTCGGCGCTTCATGTTGCACAACTCGCCGTCCCGAAGATGCGGGAACACCACGTACTTTCCGCTGGCAGCAAGGCGGTAGGCTTTGATCGACGCGGGCGCCAGCTTGCGGGTTTCGGTAAGCCACGTCATGACTTCACCAACCGGCGACTTGATGCTTTCCGGCCTGGCCGGTTTCGGGAACACGCGCTTTTCGCGGAAAGTCTGATCGACCTT